CGCTTCGACCATCTTCTGCATCTGACCATTGAAGGTCGCGCTCAACTGCTTGGCTTGGGTCTTCGTCAGTCCCAGTCCATGAAACTGCTGCTTCCAGAAGTTTGTCCACTCGGGAGCATTCTTGTCTTCGCCATCGAATTCATACTGGCTTGCTTCTTTGGGACGGCCCAGTGCGTCGTAGTACAGCGCCTTGTCCTCGTCACTCGCGTTATCCGGCAGTTTGGGAACGTAGTCTTTCAGGCTCTCTTCAGTTGTTTTGAGTTTGTTCTTCAGTTCAAGGTGAGATTTTGCAAATTCGCCCACTGTCTTAAATGGGACAAACTCTTCATTCTTCTGAAGTTCTCCGGGAAGACCCGCTCGCCATCCCAAGGATTCCGTCTGTTGCTCGGTTGCCGCTGTCTCCACTGTAGCTGTCTCAGGCATTTACTTTTTCCTTTCTTAAACTTACACCCTATGTCAATCCTTCGTCTCCACGCTTCGCGGATTCTTCATCGCGCTATGCATCGGAGGCTTTGGGGAGTTTGGGTATTCGAGACCTTTGCTGGCCTCAACGCGACGACGAAGACGCTTCCAGATGTCGAATTTCTTCCGACGCCTGACCATCACGTCCTCGTCGTCATGTAGAGCTGCGTTCGATGCTTTCCCGGCCATTCCACTCCTCCGGATTATGTTGCGACGATGCCTTTCACGCCGTTGGTAGCCGTGCCGCCGCTGACGAAAATCTGTGCCTTGCTGGTCGCATCGCCTACCGCAGTGCAGTTGAAGAACCCGCACCCGGAATCGAAACATACGATGCCACCGACATTGGCAACCAGTTTGCATACCGCCGCCAGAACCGTGCCGTTGACTGCGGCCATCACGTTGCACCGCTTGAACAGTGTGAAGCGATCCAACGCAGAAGCAGCCGCCCCGAAGAGGATGTACTGCAACCCGTCGCTCGACCAGATCGGGAAGGTGCAATCCTCGAAGATGGTGCGGGGGATGTTTCCCTTGATTTCGACGCTGGCATTGATATTGGTGCGAACTACCGTGTCAATTCCAACGTTGCAGTGGGAGAAGAAATTCTCGCCCGCTGTAATCAGAAGGTTTCTCGACCCGGTATCGGTAGCACCCACCGAATCTCCCATGCCTTCAAAGTCGCAGTTGAGGAAAGCATTCCGCATCCCGGATACGGTCATGCAGATTTCCGCCGCGATGCCGGTCTGACCGGCGCTGGCTCCCTGGAAGAAGCTGAGGTTCTGGAACAGGCAACCATTCCCGCTGACAGTGAAGAAGTTGGCTGTCACGGTCAACCCCGTGGTTGTCGGGAAGGCGATTCTTGCCCGCTGGGAAAGAGCGGCAGGAGAACACATCCCGACCAGGTGAGCGGCATCCTTCGCCCAAGTGAAGGTGGTGACACGGGCCGAACCCGTGGAGGCTCCGTTCCCGATCAGCACCAGAACATCGTTGTGACCGCTGACCAGCAGGGAGTACCCCTGCGCCAAGGTCTTGACGGCATTCGTAGCCGCCCTTCCTGCGTTGCTGTCACTGCCGTTCACCGGGTCGCAGTAATAGATATTTCCCGTGGTGAGTGTGGGAGGCAGGAACAGCAAGGGTCCGTCCTGTCCGTCGTAGACGACACCAGCGAGTTTTCCGTCGTATCTGAAAAGCGGCATTGGAATCTCCTATGATTAAGGGGTTAGGGTTGATGGTTAACGATCAAGTTGATCGCTGTCTTCTTTGACCAGGCCCAACTGCCGATAGAGTACATCCAAACTTCCTGCCATACGACAAATTGTTAGAGCGAGGTTCCGCTCGCCGAGCGCAGCCGTATCTTCCGGATGAATGGGATCGAAGAGATGTCCCAGTTCGGCAATGTCGCCCAGAACTTTCTGTCCTTCCGGAGTCGCAAAGACGTTGCGATACCTCTGCTGCATCGCCTTGGTATCTTCCGGGGTCACTGTTGCTCTCCGCTTCCGAGCAATGCCCGCAACGGGCTTTCGGGTTGCACGGTCTTACTGGCTGCCGCCGCTGCCTTCGCCGTGGTCAACGCCAGTTCTGCCTGTTGCTGTGCCTGCTGTGCCTGCATCCTCTGCTGGCGGATCATCGCTACCATCTTCGGGTCTCGGTAACACGAGACCGGGAATCCCACCGAATCCATCGCCTCACGCGCCATCTGGTCGGTGTCCACCACATCCAAAGCGGCAGGGTTGATCTGTGCGATCTGCGTAAGAAGATTGGCTCCGGTGGTAATGCTTCTGACTTTGGTGAGACGGGTCTGCGCCTGTGCCAGCGGGCCAAGATACTGTACTTCCACCGGACCATGCTGCTCGGAAAGCAGAATCGCGGGAGGCTCGGGAATCCTGCCTGCGCCGGCCTCGATCTGGTAAACCCGCTCGATGAGGGGATCGAAGGCTTCCGACTGAAGATTCCCGACTCTCGTTCCGAGAATCGCGGCCTTCTCGCCCTGCAACTCCATCACCTGCTCCACCACCATGCGCTCGCTATGACCTTGGTTCGCTAACTGCGACATCATCATAAAAACGTCGGTGTGGAAGTGCTGGTTGATGATCTGCCGTACCCGGTCTTGAAACTCGATGTTGAAGGGAAGGCTCTGTACCCCGGTGTGCATCGGTTGCGGCATCCTTGCCCGAATGTCTCCCCGGTTGGATTCCATGTAGGTGATCCCGTTGGGACCACGCTGAATCGCTCCCCGAAGATCTGAATAGGCTACCAAGGGAGGTTCCGCCGCTCTCTGGGCGGTAATCAGGTTGGTTCTTCCCATCTGATTCGCCTGCGCGATGGAGACAAAGGCATCGTGTGCCGGACCCCTGCCGTAGACCTCATCCGAGTTCACCCGCCAGCGCCAGGTGATGATCGGCATCGAGTCGTACCCGCCCTCGCTCAGTGTGCTCAGTCCTTTCAGGCTGCCATCGCGGTCATAATTTTCTTGGCTGTTGCGTACCAGAATCTTTCCGCCCTTGCGGTAGACCCACACTGACTCCCACTTCTTTCCCTTGGCATCAATACGCCACGGCTCGTAATCCTCACGCGGATAGATGGCGTGGAGAACTTCACGCTCCGAGTGCATATTGTTTTCGTAATCGCGCTTGAAGTTCGGGTCGGCTTCTTTCATCGTGTCGAAACCGAACTTCTCCGACAACTGCCGCAGCGTCATCCGGTATACGCGATAGTTGGTGTCCACCCGCCCGTACTGGTTGGTGGCGATGAAGCATTCCCGGAAGTGTGGAACGATAAAGTTAATCGCTCCGCGAGCAATATCTTCTTCGATCAATAAATGCGCTGTGCCTGTGGTCGCGCCGTCGCTGACGAACTCTGTCGATACATCGTAGAAGTTAGAGCGGTTGAATGCGGAGTATAGAACCGTTTGGCAGTCCTGTAGCCATCTTTGAACCTGCGGGTATTCATCTACCCTGCGACCATTCCATGCTCTCATTCCCGAAGTACGAGGAAAGTTAAACGTCCCCGGTAACTCCAGAGCGAACCACGGCTGATTGCGAGAACACAGGTAGCCCACCATGCCGTCGACTAGCATATTGCGGGCAAGCATGGCGCTGTCGTCGTAGACGTACTGCCCGGTGGGTTGTCCCGGCCATAGGTCCTTGTCGGTGATGAACCGTCTTCCGTGATTAACGTAAGCGATAATGTTGTCGATCTGCGGTTCCCAGAACAGTCGTTGCTCGGCGAGCACGAGAAGATATTTCTGGCAGTCCTTCGCTTTCTCATCGTCGGTGCGTTTGCCAAGTTTGGAAGGGGGTGCTCCGGATTGCGCGAAGTTGTCAGGCGTGGAAACAGTAGGGTAGGGCATACTTATACCTGTCCCAACAAATTCATAAACTCTGCCATACGAACACTAGGTCTTCCAGCAATAACAGTTTCCGCCTCATTAAAAGACTTCAGTCCTATGTTTTTGATCCTTACAATCTTCGTCCTTGGGCAGTTCAGATAGTCTTTTTTGGTATGGATGCCAGAATCATGTAAAGACTGGTAGGTTCTAAAAGACACCGGGAAACAACAAATTTTGGCGTCATCTCCGGCATTTTCAAGATACTGAGGGAATTTTTCTTGAATTTTCCGTTTGTGATTTTCTCTCATGCACACCTGCCGAACCCTCTCTCGGCTAATGTGGAATCGATCCCCAATTTCACTGAGCGAAAGGGAAGAGTCGTTACGGGCTTTAATAATTTCTTCGTCCCTAATCTTCAGCCTTTGTTTCGCAGTGACAGGAGGTGGGCTATTGGGATACATCAAGTTAACGTCTCTGTTATTCATCCTAACCTCCCAGCGTCGATTTCTGTCCGTTCACTGCCGGGGTGATTCCCATGGGACTCGTTAAAATCGTGGACGCCATCCCTCTGCGCTTCAACAAGGCCGCTGCCTGCGCCTGTGCTGCGGCATCCTGGTACTTGGATTGGTCGACTTGCGTTGCAACGGGAGCAGGAGCAGAGGGAGCTTTGGGACGGTCAGCGATGGCGGCTATGGTTGTCGCTGCACCGATGCCAGCGGCGATTAAAGGGATAAAGGGCAAAATCGGTGCGATCTCTCTACCTCCTCATACTCGCGTAAATAGTACCACCACATGCAAGCGTTTTTACCTCCTCATCGACAATCCGATATACAGAGGATTTCCCGCTTCGCTGTTTTTTTCTTTGTTCAGTATGAGAGCGGCGAGGTCCGCATCAATCTCCGGACGGGGAGGACGGTAGACTGGTTGCTCGAGAGCCGTGTATCTTACGCAGTCACAGAAGTCCTTGTACGCCTCTTCCGGCTTGTCGGTTCCTTCCTTCCACATATAGTTGAACATGTCCTGAATCGGTCCCCGATCTCCCTTGCATCCCATCTCCGCGAACATCATGCCGGGATACGATTTGTCTTTGACCACGGAGTAGTGCATTCCAAGATATTCTTTCACCCGCTTGTGGCCGAGTTCGATATTGCCGGGAGCGGAGTGCGAAAGCACGATTCGCTTGATCCCAGCCTTCGCCAACTCCTCTTCCCACGTCGTCTCTTCTTCCTGCGTGCGAATGGATTTTGATCCGAACTTGGCATCAAGAATCACCATCTCGGGTTCGCGGTAATTGTTTTCTGCTCTCCGGACTCTCACCTGCCTGACGATGGCGTCGATATTCCCTGAAGCCAAAAGATAGCCGTAGAAGTAAATCCGGTTCGCGGCCTTGTTGTTGATCGTGATCTCTTCCGGGGAGACAGCTCCAAACAACCACCTTGTCGGTCTCGCATCGTGCGGGTCCACAATCTCGATTCGCATCCAGTCATTCGGAATCCGGAAGTCAGGAACGATATGAATGTCACGACTGAGTTCTTTGTAGACCAGACCGGAGAGATGCTTCCACTTCCCGTTCTCACGAGCTTCCCGTTCGTCGGGGTCGGTGATCTTCTTCAGGTAATTTTCAATGCCAGCTCGCGGAAGGAACCCCATCACCCTGCCGCACTTGGGACATTTGTTTACCGGACGGACTTCACCGGGCTTCAGGTTTTCCGGCTTATTCTCTTCAATCGTCACGTCGCACTGCTTACACCAGTCCTGACAGTTGTCCCAAGTTGATCCCCGAAATACGGCAATCTCCGGATCAGTTCCCCCGTTGTTGTAGGCATTCAAGGAAAGCAGGTCGTAGATGTACGCCTCTTTCAACGGGGTCATGGTGTACCACGAAGGCCCGTTGGTCGACATCAAACCACGGGTAGCAGCATTCAGGATTGCCTGTGGAGGAGGTTCGTCAAAGTGAATCCAGTCCAAGACCACGCCTTCGTAGCTCTCGGCTGGCTGAACGTAAGAACGGAAGTGAATCGTCGACCCACAAGCATTCCCGTTGGTGTCAAAGGTCAGCGTCAGGCTCTTGATGGAACCATCGGAATACCGGCTGATCTGGGGAGCACAGTATTTGGGAATCAGGTTGATGAACTCAGGCTCGATTCTCTGCGATAGCGTCTGCCCTGCGACCTCGCATCCCACCATCCCGTTGTTGGGAACTCTGACCGAAACCTTGAAGTCGGGATCATCATCCTTGAGCCACGGACGGTATCCCATCGCGTGCGCTAAATCTTCCGCGACCCCGATTGTGGTGTTGTGGTGAATCAACCCCGCCGCGTAGTAGTTGTGAAAGAACGGTACTTCAAAATCGTAAACTTCTTGGAGTGGGGCAATAGGGGTGATAGACTCTACATAGTTACCAAATGAGAGAGGCGGTACCCATGAAGAAGCGCCACTACCTGACTCCATCTGATCTTGTAAAAATCCGGTACATGATTGAAGTTGAGGGCCTTCAGCAATGGAAGGTTGCGGAGCTAATCGGAGTCCACCAAGGAACCATAGAGAAAGTCGTAAAACGACTTGGCCTAACCACGCAGAGAACCGGTCCCCGGTCCGGAGACGGCCATACCAACTGGAAGGGCGGCCGCGTAGTTCGTTCAGGATACGTGTACAGATACGCCCCCAACCATCCAAACAGAACAAAGCAGGGATATGTCTTAGAGCATCGCCTTGCCATGGAAAAGAAACTTGGCCGACTTCTCCTGCCGAAAGAAGTTGTCCATCATGTAGACGGAAACCGTTTGAACAACGATCCAGATAACTTGATGGTGTTCGGTTCAAATGGGAAGCACTTACGCTATGAACTGGAATGGCGAGTTCCGAATTGGACTCCCGAAGGAAAGCAGAAAATCCTTGATGCAGTACGGAGGCGTATCGATAAATCTCGTCTACGCAAAGTATCAGGTGATGGTCAGCCACCTCGACCCAGCGACCATTCGACATCGTGATCCGGTAGCACTGATGCAGGCCCGGCTTCTTAAACGGAGCCGAGCCCTGCGCCACAACTATCCTCTCACCGTCCCACGCATAAACCTCGAACGGCTTTCCCGTAGCATATAAATCACCCATCGGGACCGGACCATTTACAGTGTCAATGAGGGTGGTAATAGTTGCACATTTTCCCACTTGGTTGCCGCTTTCAAACATCCGCGTTCGCGGCATTCGGCCAAACTGGTTCTTGACGCGGACGAACGGTTCCTGCGCCCGGTTCATTTTCAGAAATAACAGCCTGACAGCTTCCCGCACCGACTTCTTGACCTTCTCTAGAGTTGCCGGGTCTTTGGGGTCATACCCTTCGAGGACATCGGGAATCTTCGGCGAGGCAGGAGGTTTCTTCATGCTTTCATAATGTACGCCAGCCGATAGTAAGCAGGCTCGGTTGCAATCGAAGCCTGCGTGCCGGTAAATGTCGGCTGGGTCACGGTATGGTCAGCCGGTTGCGTGACCGAATGTGTCAAGGTCGCACTCGGGTTTCCACTGGTCACTGCGTTGTTGGTCAGCGTCACCCCAGCACCCGAAGCCGTAGGTACACCCGCAGGCCAAGCGATCGTCGGCTGCGTCATCGCTCCATTGGTCAGCGTCGTTCCACTATGCGTTGGAACGGAAGCCGGCCACGCCGTAATCGAACCCAACGGAGTCAGCGATCCTGTCGCTGTCGAGCCACTGATGGTCGTGGAACTCTGATTCCCTGTATTGACACTGGTAGTACCAGAAGCCAGCGTGGTTCCACCCAAACTTTTAGGGACGTAGTTCCCACTTCCGGCGGTTTCGGCAACCGTTACCAAAGCCAACGTGTGAGTGTGAGTGGGTGCAGTTAACGTCCCCGCAGCCAGAGCAGGAACGGTAGTAGCCGAACCTGTGAAAGTCGGATACGACCCTGCCGGCCAAGCAATCGAGCCTTGAGAATTGACGGATACGTTCGACGCTGCCCCGGAAGCGGTAGGAACACCAGCCGGCCACGAAATAGTAGGCTGGGTAAACACGTTGACAGCCACGTTCGAGGTCACAGAATGCGTGTGGCTGGCATGATCGGCTACCGCAGTCCCACTATGAGCAGATACTGCTGCCCCGGTATTTGTCCCCTGTGGAGTATAAGAAACACTTGCCGCCCCGCCTGTGTCCCCAGGATTGACTCCCGCCGCCCAGCCCTTTATGAACTTGTCTCTGAGATCAGGAGTGCCATTATTCCCATCGCAGAGATGCCAGCCCGAAGGAACATTTGATAGAAGCCCCGCCCACATCACAATCACACCTGAAGGAATCGAAGCATCGGAACCCGCTGGACCGGTGAGACCTTGAATCCCCTGCAGACCCTGCGCCCCAGTATCACCCTTTGGTCCAGTCGCTCCCGTATCGCCTTTCGGCCCCTGCGGACCAGTCGGACCCGGAGTCCCAACCCCAGTCGGTCCCGGAGGTCCAGGCGGCCCTTGCGCCCCTGCTCGCTTGAACTTCATCGCATCACCTTCCCGCACTTAGTGAAACAACAACTCCCTGCCAATCTTCATCCCCTATTTCTATTGGGTAAGCATGCTTCCCGATACGATCAGTATTCCATCGCTCGTCGGCTGACTCCTTCGTATCGAAGATGGCATACTGGCCATCACGATAAAAGTTCACCCACAACGTTCTTCGCTTCATTTTTCACCCCTCAGAATCTTCCCGCACTTCACGCACTGCCGAAGTGTCCCATATTCAGAACACAGTTTCCACGAGTGACGGCAGAACAGCCGACGAAGAGAAATCAGGAGTGAGTGCATCACGCAGCCTCGCACTTCACGCAGTCGGGATCGTTGTCGTAGTGGCACCAAGGATCTTCTTTCGTCCCGGCATTAAGATTGCACGTCCACTTCCGCCCGCACTTGCGACACTTGTGCTCGTGACGATGCGGATCTTTCGCTTTGTCCTTGTTTCCCTGAATCTTCTCGTATGTCTCCGTCCACTGCTCAATCGTGAACTGATGCACCTTCATGTGCTCACTGAACGGCACCAGCGCGGGAACCTCTGCCGTGGAATGAAATTCCGTCCCACACTGCCTACCATTAGAAAGCAAAACCTTGCACACCCGATGATTCGAAAGTTTCCCCAACTTTCCTAAATCCATTACCGGCCTCCCCTGCGGATGTACTCCCGCATCTCTCGCGGCGTCATCTCCGACTTAGGCTTGTCCATGAACGATTTGTACTTAGGCGGCTCGCTCTCGACTTCTTCCGTAATGGTAGTCACAGTATCGACACTCGACGTAGGCGGGACAGACTTCTCCGTCTTCGTGACACCCGACTTCGGTGTCGAAATCTTCTCTTCCCCAGATTTCTTCTTCTGTAAGCACTTATCCACCACCACTTCCTTCAACGTCATCCCAGTCAGTGCCGCCTCAGACTTTAACTCCTTCCACAACTCTTCCGGAAAATCCCTCAAATTCAAATTCATGTTACACACGTTACATCTGTTCCATTGCTTACGTCAAGAAGAATGTTACAGAGGTTACAAATGTTACAGAAAAACGCTTTAGCAGGAAAAATCGCGAGGGGGGATGATACACAGTCAGGCCCGGCCCTGGTCAAAGGGGGGCATGGGGGTCATGGAAAGCATGCTTCCTAGAATCAATCACTTGCGCCGATTCTACAGAATGGGAGCGGATTGCTTGCGGATTCACTGCGAATCTTATTGGTCCCGCTCACGGATGAGCTTGGCTAGGTCAACAATAGCCATCACATTGATAGCAGTAGGTTTACCTGTCTCTAGGCACTCTTTATCGTAGAGGATAGCTGCAGCTGTGACCAGTGATGCCGGAGAGGATTTCTGCAGCTGCCTGTCTGTTATAGATCCTAGCATTCTCATCTGCAGGCCAGCGAAGACATCGGCGCGGGATGCTTTGAACTGGTCGAGTTGATCGGGAGAATACTTCGAGAGGAATTTCTGCAAGACTTTGTGAACATTAGCTTCCGAGCATTTGACGTGACGGGCGATTGCGGCATTGGAGAGGTTTGGTTGCTCTAATTTCAACTGACAAATAAGAGGAGAGAGCCCGCGTTTCACTTTGGAACGGTTCTTAACTTTCGGTTCAAGGATTTCAGGTTCCAACGGTTGCACGAGGTAAAGGTTAGCACTGAGAGTCAAGAGGAGCAATCCCCGCAGTGGATTGGAAGCGAATCCGAAGAGAAAACCCTCCCGCGAAGGAGGGTTAGTTCGTCTCAACTGAGACGGTGGGTACTTCCACTCCCGTTAGTAGGAGTTGACATTTTTCACCCTGCACGAATCGGCAATGTACTGAGCAGTTGCGATGAAGCGAGGAGTTGCGGGGAAATCCGGTCCTTCAAGAGACATCAAGTCCAGAACATAAAACCTTGCCTGTGTGCTGGTGAGTGATTGATATAAATCCCAAAGTGTTTTCATACTCTCTAGCCTCTCCTAATAGGCTGATCGCAGATTACGCGCATAAAGGTAACTTGTCAAGATTACTAATGGCCATTGACCACTGGTACAGTGTAATCTATACTGCTCCGCATGAAACCACCTAAATGCAGGTACCTTGCCGATCTTTACGATATTAAAGCGATGGAAGAACACTTCTGGAATCAGATTGAGATTTCTAGTTCTGGGTGCTGGGAATGGCGCGGATATACGACAAAAAAAGGATACGGGAATTACCCATATAAGGGAACTATGACAGGAGTGCATCGCCTTGTGTTCTTCCGATTCAATGGATTTTGGCCAGTCTCAACTGATCACTTGTGCCGCAACAAACGTTGCGTCAATCCTGACCATTTAGAAGCTGTAACAATTGCAGAGAATCGAAAGCGAGTTCCTGCGCGAGAGTTCTGTTTGCACGGACATCAGATGAGCAAGGAAAACACTTACACCTTTCAAGACAGGCACGGCATTACGCGAAAATCTTGCCGCGAATGTAGACGCATTCAAACGAAGAACTGGTTTGAAAATAAGGGCGGGAGAGATTGGTATAGAAAATACCGACAGTCATACAGACGGCCAAAGTAACGTTACCATTTCGAGGTTTCGCTGTTTCTTCGTTGTCCACCTGGACGATGCCGGCCATTGGCCTGATTCCCGCCGCGTCTGATACCTCCGTGATCTTCCATTACTCGCGGAAT